ACAGATTAATCCAGGCGTAGCTAAGGGCATATTCTTACCCATTTCAAACCCCTCTAGCTCTAAGTGCGAACCCAAAATCGATGATTTAGATTTGGCAGCGAAATTCATGCAATCTTCTTGATTGTCATCTGATATCCAAGGCATGAATCCAATGCTCAATCCATCGAATTCTTTGTCAATCGGATCCATGTGTATAGTGATCCTATCAGAGTATTGACCCAAAAGCTGCTGCAATGAGTTTAATGAGTTAGTATTCTTCCAATAGACATCGTGATTCCCTGGTATGATATCCATTGTCATATCATGCTCATACAGTTTAGATATGAATGACGTGTATGAATGATCTAACACCTTAAAATTAATGAACTTTCGATGATCAAAGTAATCACCTAAGTGCAGAATGTGCTTAATTCCGTTCTCTACACAATATGGAAAGAATGTTTCAGAGAAGAATTTGTCTGCATATTGAATAAAAATGTCAGATCCATTTTTAATTCCAAAATGCGTATCGTTTAAAATAGCAAGCTTGCTCATAATATAATTTAGAAGAAGAGTTCAATGCCTGCAGTAGGCTTAATTTTTTCCTTACGTTTAGTCGGAGTTTCCATAATTGTAGAGTCGTGATTCTTGCAAGAATGCGACTTGGATCTAATTCGATCTACAATGCCTTGAGAGTTTGCAGCATCTTGTCCATCGAAATCAGCAAAGGCATCAATATTAGCATGAGCAATATACCGTTCTTTGATATCTTGTTGCTTCTTCTCTTTTGCGATGCGGCGCAAGAACGCATAATACGATATCTGGGTGAAGTATGCGAATGCGTTTGGCAGACCGGTTCTGGTTGCTTTCTTCACATCGTAATTCATAATAGCTTTAATGCAATTCTCTACTGCATCCATTACCATCTCTTCACGATACGTATATGAGATAAAATTAGGCTTATGAGATAGACCTTCTGATATTTTTAAGAAACATGTACCAATATACTCAGTAATATTAGGCTCAACTACTTCAGCTTCTCGTGCCTCGTTAACGCTATTTACGTAATCAACAACACCTTGAGAGAACTCCTTATTGTTTACGTAGTGTTCCTTTGCTCTTCTAATTCTTTTCTGTTTCATAATATGTATTATACACTATAAACGCTAAAATGTAAATATATTTTTTTAGTGTTTACTTTCTGCTCTATATTGATTATAATAGGTTAATCAACAACAAAGAAGCAATCTGTTAATTAGCAGACCAATCCCATCGAGATGTCTTATCTTTAGATAGCTTATTCCAAAATTCATCTAATGTATCTAGATTATCAACTTGATCATATATATCTTGCATTGAATCAGTATCATCTAAATCACTATAAGATGATAGTATCTTATTATACAGTGAACAATCCTTATATATCTTCTGAAGAAAAGATGCAGTAATACTGCGGGATATAACAGTTGTTGAATTTAGTTCAACAGGGAAGTCCGGATCAGTTATTGCCCACTGAACAAGATCTAATTTGCCATCTTCACGAATCAATTCAAATGGTGACATCACATAGATTGCACAATTTTCTTCATTAATATCTAACTCTTCGGCAATTAAGTAACTTCCGTCGGTTAAACGATAAGTAACGATATTATCATTAACTGTTTCATCTTTCATTATTTAATAGGTATCTCGAACATTTTATAATTGAACTTCTCTTTGGCGTATATCTTAATCCTATTTATAGCATGGTTATGCGTGTAGTTTTTGTGCTTCCTCCAACAGAGATTATCAGCAATGTCATATACAACAGTGGCTTGTCCTGAATCTGCCTTACGTAAGCCGCGACCAATTGATTGCAACACTCTAATTTGAGATTTTGTAGGAGCAGCGAAGATGATATTTGATAAATTCTTAATATTGATACCTGTACTGAACGTGCCACTCGAAGCTACAATGATTACACCGTTTTCTTTTTCAGTCAATTCACGAACGCGTTCTCGTTCCTCTGCGCTCACCTCACCTGATACAAAGAATACACTCCTACCTTTAGCTCTTTCTTTGATCATCTTATACAGCACCTTCCCGTGTTTTTTCACGAGATTGTACAGCACCAATGTATTTCCAGTCTGGTCTATAGCTAAATTGGTAATGAATTTGTTTCGACCTTCGTGAGTAACAATGAAGTCAATCTCTTCTTGGTACGTGCATTTCTGCATACCCTTTCGTATAACGTCGTCGTATTTAAGAACTAGAGACTTAATTTCAAGATCTGCTAACGTGTTTGAATCCATCAGATCCTTTGTAGATGTCACTTTATATGCTGGTCCGAAGCTTCCTTCTAAGACTAGCTCATTCACTTGATTTCCATCGAGAGTTCCTGTGGTACCAACACGAAAGTATGCGTTAGTCAATCTATTCATAATCGTTGTTAGACTCTTAGCTTTAAAGGTATGTGCCTCATCGCCAATAACCATGCCATATGCAACAAACCATGTAAGAGGCAATTTGATCGCTGATTGCCACGTAGTGATGACTATTCCAGCATCGATATTAAACTTCTCTTTGCCTGAGTAAATCTTATGTACCTCTTCATTAGCGTCAAAATCCGGATCAGCTGAAGAATAGTCACAAAAATCCTTTGTCATCTGTTCAACAAGAGACGTAGTCGGTACTACAATAAGCACCTTTCTATCCATATCCTTAGACAAGAAGTACCGAGCTAGCATATAAATCATAAGAGATTTTCCAGATCCAGTGGGAGATACTAGAATGGCTCTCTGCGATTGTACCGCACGTTTAAATGCAGCAACCTGATAATCTCTGGCCTGAATCCTGTTGCCTCCGGCGCTTAATGACAAATTTTCAATGAAGGTGTCTACGTCGCTTGTCTCAAGAGTAGGTCTAATATCTGAATCAACATCTAACTCGTATTGTCTATCTCTAGCGAATTCAGCTACTTTGCTTAATAATCCAAATGGAAGTACCTTCGACCGCATGTCGTACATCCGTACTTTTCCATCCCACATCTTATTACGATATGCTGGCATGTACTTGTAACCTTCAGCGAAGAACGTAAAATATTCGCTTAGTTCTCGTAGAATTCCAGTGTCTTCGCTAGTAACGTACACCTGTGATTCATTTCTTTTTTTAACTTCTAACATAATAATGGCGCTTTAATGTTTACATGCTGTGACTATTTTATTATAATAGGTTAATCAACAACAAAGATAGATAGTATTAGTTAAACAAGTGCAAAGTAAGTAATATTAAACACCAGCAGTAAACTTCTTAAAGTCTAATATATTCTTAATATGTGTATGTCTCCATCTTAAATTATTCATAATCTCTTCAAGAGTATCTATAATAGTCTTCTGATATTCTATCTTTCCATTTATTCTGATAATGTCTTCGTCTGTTTTATAGAACATATCCATATCAGATTTAATAGGCTTCGACATTCCATCGAATGGATCGTATTTCCAATCTCTATCATCCATTTGTTCTTTTGTCATTCTACCGTTATAATACATCCATTTATCTCTACGCATCTTATCCATCTCAATTTCATTGCGTTTCAATTGCAATTTAGATAATGAGAATAACTCAAGGTATTTGGAATGTAACTTAGAAGATTTGGATGTTTCTTCATCAAGATTAAGATCGTCAATTTTAACGTCTTCGGCCCACATTTTTAGTATTTCATCAAGTGTCATAATATAAACTTATTTATACAGATAATTACTTCACTATTGTGAAGTAATCGTACCTAAACGTTGCAGTGCCTTTAACATAATCAACAGATGCAATTTGACTACTAAAATCAATTGATGATAACGATACTGGAAATGCATTAACAAATTTGATTTCACTTGTAACGTTATTGTGACTGCTCAAGATATGAAGAGTAATGTCGTTCTTAAGAGGTATATCGCTTTCTGCATTCTCTTTAATCCAAGCGAAAACTTCTTTGTAACTATTCATATCTTCGTCAATCATAAATTCAATATCAATTGACTCGTACGTCACAGTATCTCCAGGTACAAAGCTTTGAAAGTTATTGTATTTAGATGTAACCTCTGGAAGGTTTACACTAGGCAAATTCGCTTTAACTACAAAGTATCCGAAATTATCAAACTTTGGAGATTCGATCGTTAGCTTAAACCCGTTCGGTGAAAGAAAGTTATAATTATCAGTCAATTGTGCCATCGTATATATTTATACACAAAAAAGGGAGTCACCGAAATGACTCCCTTTGTTTCAAGTTAATTGAACTTATCCAGCAACGTTGATGTTTTCAACAGAGAACGTACGGAAGTACGGGTTCAATGCATCGGTACCAAGACCACCGGAAGTTGCGCTTTCAACGAAAGGATTCTTGACCATGCCGTAGCGAGTCTTGAATGCAACCTTAGGTTGGAATGTGTTTTCATCAACTGCACGAACCATAGTGAGAGGAACGTATGGGCAGTAGAAGAGACCAGCATCGTAAGGGCTCGAGCCGCGATAGCCAACAGTTACGTAATCGTTAACTGCGTATGGGTCGATGTAAACCTTTGTGCGACCGTTAAGAACACCTGCAAAGGTGTTACCAGTTTCGTCAACAGCAAGCTTATTAGCGATAGCTGTGCCCCAATCGAGGTTACCAGCAGCTGCAAGAGCTGAAGCAACATTGCTCGAGCAGATC